TCTTTCCTACCTGTGGTATAATAACTCTATTGTGATTAGGAAAGGGAATGAAATGAAACGTGGTGATCTGATTAAGTCGTTTGACTTCACTGGTATTGATTCCTGCTACATGATTGGTCGTGTGGTTTCCATCTCTGATATGGACAAAACTGTGCGGTGTGAATTCATGAGTCGTGTATTTGATGGTAAAATTGATAAGAAGTGTAAGCCTGACTTCTTCACTGCTCCACTGAATGGTGAATCGTTCATGGACAAAGCTGAATTTCCTCGTCTTGTTGTGTTGGCTTAATTTAAGGGTATATCATGAATGTCGTTACAAAATCTAAAGCTGAGATGCGTGCTGAATCCGAACAACGTCTGCAGGAATTCCTGAAGCGTGGTGGTCAAGTTCAAGTGGTGGAAACCAAAAAGAAAGCACCTCCAGCTGCTCGTACTTGGATGAAAAAATGAGAGCACTTCAGGAAACCACCAGTGACTGGAGCCACAAGGTTTCCAATCATATCTACTACGTCACCAATGACAGGTCGAAGCTGGTTGCCTTCTACAACGTGGACACAAAGACCACTAAGAAGTTTTCCAAGCCTCTGCCCTTCTATACTAAATACAGAACCTTCAAAGAGTTAAAATGAACATTCACAAATTCCTCGAATCCGTGGCAGCAAATGCCTCTCGCAATTTCAAACTCGAACAGTTGGAAGCCAACAAAGACAATGAACTTCTGCGGGAAGTGATTCGTCTGGCATTGTGTCCGTTCACTCAGTTCTATCAGCGCAAGATTCCTGCGTACACTCCAAACACCACATCACATGCTGCATCTCTGCAGTCGATGCTCCCAGCCTTCTACGATCTGCACACACGATCAATTACGGGTAATGCAGCCATTGATCATCTGAGATCCATGCTGGAAGCAGTCTCACCTGATGACGCTAAAGTTATCGAACGAATCATCCAGAAAGACCTGCGTGCTGGATTCTCAGCATCAACCTCCAACAAAGTTTGGATGGGACTCGTTCACGAGTATCCAGTTATGCTCTGCTCACCATTCGAGCAAAAGCTGGTGGACAAAATCAAATGGCCAGCCACAGTCCAATTGAAGATGGATGGTATGCGCTTTAACGCCATCGTGCGTGATGGTAAGTGCGAATTCCGTTCTCGAAATGGTAAAGAGATCCAGCTACTGGGTAACTTGGAAGAAGACTTCATCAAGATGGCTGGAGTCGTAGACTGCGTATTCGATGGTGAACTTCTAGTCATGGAAGGTGATAAGATTCTCGATCGTCAAACTGGTAACGGTATCCTGAACAAAGCAAACAAAGGTACTATCTCTAAAGCCGATGCCGCAAAGGTTCGTGCCACTGTATGGGACATCATCCCTTACGTTATGTTCGAGACTGGCTACTGTGCCACTCCATATTCTCAGCGTATTGACACACTGGCCAATTTGCTGGCAACTCATGAGCCTGAGAAAGTTTACTTGGTTCAAAAGACCACTGTGGAGAACATCGAAGAAGCCAATGTAATCTTCGAACGATACTTGTCTATGGGTCAAGAAGGTATCATCCTGAAAGACTTGAGTGGCGTCTGGGAAGACAAACGCTCAAAGACTCAGATCAAATTCAAAGGTGAGTTGGAATGTGACTTGAAGATCGTGGGTATCGAAGAAGGTACTGGTAAGTATGTAGGAATGACTGGTGCAATTATCTGCGAGTCTGCCGATGGTGTTATCAAAGTTCGAGTTGGCTCGGGATTCAATGATGCACAACGTTACAACATCTGGGTCGACCGAAATGTAATAGTTGACAAAATCGCTGCGATCAAGTATAATACTAGAATCAAGAACAAAGCTGGAGAAGAGTCTTTGTTCCTCCCAATCATTCTTGAGATCCGTGACGACAAAGAAGTTGCTGACTCTTCTAAGGACATTAAATGAAAGTTGTAATCAATCGTTGTTTCGGTGGTTTTGGATTAAGCCACGAAGCCGTCATGAAGTATGCAGCGATATCTGGTTTAGAAATCATCGCAGTGGAGTCGACTTTAGCACCCACTTTGATTCCATATCATTACTACATCGGCTCTGTTAATGATGAAAATTATTGGAGTGAGTATTCAATTGATCGCAGTGACCCAAACTTGGTTAAGATTGTAGAACAGATGGGTGATTCTGCCAGCAGCCGCATGGCCGACCTATCTGTAGTTGAGATTCCAGATGATGTCCAGTGGCACATCTCAGAATACGACGGCATTGAACACGTGGCTGAAAACCACAGAACTTGGAGATAATAATGGATGAATTAAAAGAGTATGACGACTTCGCTAAACGAATGGAAGAGAAGTATCCTGCTATGTTTAGTACAGCCTATGGTGGCTTTGCTATAGGTAAAGGTTGGTGGCACATCATTGAAACCCTCTGCGCCAATATTCAATCTCACATTGATTGGGCTAACCGAACAGAGCAAGTTGTTCCTCAGGTAGTTGTGGCACAAGTCAAAGAAAAGTTCGGTGGACTACGTTTCTACTACGATGGTGGGGATGACCAAGTTCGTGGTATGGTTCGTATGGCAGAAGCATGGGCTGACGCATCTTGCGAAACTTGCGGCGACAGAGGTAAAGAACGAAGCGGTGGATGGATTCGCACTCTTTGTGATGCACACGAACTTGACCGCCAACAAAAAATGAAGGATAATAGTTAATATGTTTATGTTCGACGTTGAAACTCTAGGTGTAGAATCTAATGCTGTAGTTTTATCTGCAGCATTGGTCTATTTTGATCCAGAAGAAAAGCCTTCTTACCAGAAGATTCTTGATGGTGCTTGCTTTGTTAAATTCAAAGCAAAGGAACAGGCACAAATGGGTCGTACTGTGACTTTGTCTACACTTGATTGGTGGAAGACTCAACATGAATATGTTCGCAAGGTTTCACTCGAGCCATCTGCATACGATTTGTCTGCCGCTGAAGGTATGAACATCTTTTACGAATATATGAACAAACATACCAATTCGCAAAAGCAAACTATGTGGGCACGTGGGTCACTCGATCAATTGGTGATTGATTCTCTAGCCACAAAACTTGGTATGGATCCACTCACAGGATATGCTCAATGGCGTGATGTGCGCACTGCAGTAGATATCCTGTATGGCACGAGCAATGGTTACTGCGGTGTTGATCATCCAGAATTTGAACGTGCCTCTGTTATCAAACACCACCCAGTTCATGACTGCGCTTATGATGCAATGATGTTAATGTACGGAAAGAACTAATGGAATTTTATACATCAGCCCACGCATTTGGAGATAAGATCCTTGTGCGTGGTTATGAGAATGGTCGTCCTTATAAACGTAAGGTCGACTTCTCTCCGACTCTTTATGTGCCATCAAAGAAACCCTCCAAGTGGAAGACATTGGAGGATGTATTCGTTGATGAAGTTCAACCTGGATCCATCCGTGAGACTCGTGATTTCATCAAACGTTATGAGGGTATCGAGGGATTCCCAGTATATGGTCAGACCAACTATGCATATCAGTATATCAGCGACACCTACGAGGGTGAAGTTAAATGGGATATGGAACAGTTTAAAGTCTTCACGATTGACATTGAGACGACTACTGAACAGGGGTTCCCTGATATCAAAACTGCTAACGAAGAAGTTACACTTATCACGATTAAAGACCTTCAATCCAAGCGTGTGATTACGTTTGGTGTTGGGGCTTTCGTACATAACCGTGACGATCTAATTTACGTTAACTGTGCAACTGAACAGCAACTCCTAAAAGAGTTTATGATTTTCTGGCAGAATAACTATCCAGATGCAGTCACTGGTTGGAACACCGACTTCTTTGACATACCATATTTGGTTCGTCGTATCACACGTGAACTTGGTGAGACTTTTGCCAATAAGATTAGCCCATGGGGTTATGTCAATGAGCGCAAGACATTCATCAAAGGTAACGAAGAGATCCATTACGATATCGTTGGCATTGCTCAGCTAGACTATCTCGAACTCTACAAAAAGTATACTTACTCCAAGCAAGAGTCCTATCGTCTTGATTACATTGCCGAACAAGAACTCGGCGACCGCAAAAAAGAAAATCCAGGCGATTCGTTCAAAGACTTCTACACAAACCACTGGCAACAGTTCGTTGAATATAACATTCATGACGTAGAGTTAGTTGACCGAATGGACGACAAGATGCGTCTAATCGAACTACATTTGACCATGGCGTACCAAGCTAAGATCAATATGGAAGACGTTTACTCACAGGTACGTATGTGGGACTCGATCATCTATAACCATCTGCGTGCCAAGGGTATCGTGATTCCAGCGAAGTCGTTCTCTGGTAAAGACGCCCAGTTCGAAGGTGCGTATGTTAAAGAACCATTGATTGGTCTTCATAAGTGGGTTGCCTCGTTTGACTTGAACTCATTGTATCCTCACTTGATTATGCAATATAACATCTCACCAGAGACTCTGACCTCAGAGAAACTCCCAGTGACTGTTGATAAGTTGCTCACTAAAGAAGCTGACACTAGCTACGCACACAAACGAGATCTAACTGTAACTGCTAACGGATGGTGTTACCGTAAAGACATCAAAGGGTTCATGCCTGAGTTGATGGAGAAGATGTATAAAGACCGTTCCAAGTTCAAGAAACAGATGCTTGGTATTGAGCAAGAGTATCAGAACGACAAGACTAAGGTTCATCTTTTGAAAGAGATTAGCCGACTAAACAACCTGCAGATGGCGATGAAGATTGCGCTGAACTCTGCTTATGGTGCCATGGGTAATCAATATTTCCGTTACTTCGATATTCGCATGGCTGAAGGCATTACAACATCTGGCCAGTTGTCCATTCGTTGGATGGCGAACAAGATTAATGCCTATATGAACAAGGTGATGAAAACCGAAGGTAAAGATTACATCATTGCGATTGATACTGACTCGATCTACCTGACTCTTGAGAAGCTAGTTGAGCATACATGCGAAGGTAAAACTACCGAACAGAAGATCAAGTACATGGATAAAATCTGTGAGGATATCTTCCAACCATTTATTGATACTGGTTACCAAGAGTTGGCTCAATACATGAATGCATACTCACAGAAGATGGTGATGAAGCGAGAAGTTCTTGCTGACAAAGCCATCTGGACTGCAAAGAAGCGTTACATCATGAACGTTCATAACTCTGAGGGCGTTCAGTTTGCAAAGCCGAAGGTTAAGGTTATGGGTCTTGAGATGGTTAAGTCTTCAACACCATCTGTTATCCGTGGAAAGCTGAAAGAATCTATCGATGTTATCCTTTTGGGTGACGAAAAAGTTCTACATAAGTATGTCACAGACTTCAAGAAAGAATTCGACAAGATGCCTCTGGCTGATGTTGCATTCCCTCGTGGTGTGAACGGTATGAAACAGTATGCTGGTTCTCCGATCTATTCAAAGGGTACTCCAATCCACGTTCGTGGTGCGTTACTGCATAATCACTATATCAAGAAGCATGGGATTGATAAGAAGTATGCTGCAATTCGAGACGGTGATAAGATTAAGTTTGTGTATGTTCGTACGCCGAACCCATTACAGGAAGATGTGATTGCGTTCAACCAAGAACTCCCAAAAGAGTTTGGATTAGATTCATACATAGATTACGACAAGCAGTTCGAGAAAGTATTCTTGGATGCTCTACAGATTGTCATTCAACCGCTTGGTTGGAAGACGCAAGAACAAAGTTCATTGGAAGATTTCTTTGGATAACATTAGAATCATTAAGACTGGCATCAACGTGTCAAAGATTTTGGCACAGTTGGATAAAAACCCAGAGGACTGGGGTATTCAGACAAGAGTGGATGGCGTAAAGTCTATGCTCACATATGGATTCCCCGAAGTCCAAGCTGGTGTACTACAACTTATAATTGGTGGTGTGGAGAAGATGGGCGACTATGTTGGAGATACAGAAATTTGTATTCCAACTGAAGCTATCAAGCGCCATGGTGAAGTTATTGGGTTTGTCAAGAGACACTTTAAGAAAGTTAGTCGGTGTGGTTTCCTTTCACTCCCAGTTGATGGTGGGGTTGGAACCCATATCGATATTGGTAATTATTACCAAACAAGAGACCGCTATCATCTGTCCATCCAAGGTAGATACATATATTCAGTAGGCGATGAATCTGTGATAGTAGAACCTGGAACTTTACTTTGGTTCAACAATAAATTACCCCATGGCACTAAGAACATTGGCAACGAAGTCCGTGTTACTTTTGTGTTCGATGTACCGCAAAAATAATTGCTTTGCATCTGGGATTAGTGTATAATATATTTTTAGGAGATGGTTATGAAAGTTTTAAAATTTTATGCCGAGTGGTGCGCACCCTGCAAGATGATCAGCAAGGTTATTAAAGATGCTGGTGACAAAATCACCACACCAATCGAAGAAGTTAATATTGATGATAACATTATGCTGTCAGTTGAGTACGGTGTTCGAGGCGTACCAACTATGGTGATTGTAGATGACGCTGGTAAAGAAGTGAAGCGTCAATCTGGTATGATGAATGAAACGCAACTGTTGGACTTCTTGAAGGTCTAAGATGCTTAATAGTAAAAGGAACGTTATGAATAGTGTAAAGATGAATCGTCTGGAGTTGCTCCAGATCGTTAAAGATAATGCAACCAAGCACGTAGCTGATTATGATGAATCTGTTGAAGACTACAAAGTCGCAGTTCTAAAACTCGCTAAGGCTAATTTGAAGTTGGCTAATACTGGAGAGTTAGACCAGTTCATGAAGATTAAAAATCAGCCAGCTCGACCAACAAACTACGCCGATAACTATGCACGAGCAATTCGTATGCTAGAGTTGTCTGTTGAAGAAATCATCGAAGTCGAAGATCATACCTTCAATCAGTTGGTTCTTGATGAGTGGAATTGGAAACAACAGTTTACTGCCCAATCTAGTTTGTATAAATCTCTATAAGGATAACAATGAGCATTCTTGATAAAATCAAGAAGAACACTACGATTAAGGACTCTGCTGTCCTTAACGTATCTAAGTTCTTCACTAAGAAGGATATGATTCCTACTTCAATTCCAATCATCAACGTTGCCTTGTCTGGTCGTCTTGATGGTGGTCTTACTCCAGGTCTTACAATGTGGGCTGGTCCATCCAAACACTTTAAGACAGCGTTTAGTTTGCTAATGGCAAAATCTTATTTGGACAAATACCCAGATGCTGCTCTTCTGTTCTATGATTCTGAGTTTGGTACTCCTCAGTCCTACTTTGATAGTTTCGGTATTGATACTAATCGTGTTCTTCACACACCTATCACTGACGTAGAACAATTGAAGTTCGACATCATGCAACAGTTGAACAACATTGATCGTGGTGATCGTTTAATGATTGTCATTGACTCCATCGGTAACTTGGCTTCTAAGAAAGAAGTTGATGATGCGTTGGATGGAAAGTCTGTTGCTGATATGTCTCGTGCCAAACAGATGAAGTCTTTGTTCCGCATGGTTACTCCCCACTTGTCTATCAAAGACATTCCGATGGTTGTAGTAAATCATACATACAAAGAAATCGGTTTGTATCCAAAGGATATCGTTGGTGGTGGTACTGGCTCTTATTACTCTGCTGATAATATCTTCATCTTGGGACGCCAGCAAGAAAAAGAAGGTACTGAAGTCATCGGCTACAACTTCATTATCAACGTTGAAAAATCTCGTTATGTTAAAGAAAAATCTAAAATCCCTGTCTCCGTATCTTTTGACGGTGGTATTAGCAAGTGGAGCGGTCTACTTGATGTTGCACTCGAATCAGGACACGTTATCAAACCTAGCAATGGTTGGTATTCAAAAGTAGACATCGAAACTGGTGTAATCGAAGACAAGAAGTATCGTGTCAAAGATACAGATACCAAAGAGTTTTGGATGCCATTGTTGACTCAAAAATCATTCTATGATTACATCAAGAACAAATACTCAATGGGTCAATCTGATATGATTCAGTCTGATGCATTGGACAAAGCCTTAGAGGACTTGTCGACCGATGAGTGATCATCTAGCGAAACCACCATTCATCGTTCTTGAGAATAGCAAGACTGGACAAGAACGATTGAAGTTGACAGAAGGTGAATACTCAGGTATAATCTTCTCTTACGGTGCAGTTCGCTTTGATGAATCTGGTGACACCTGCAAAATGCACTTCGAGTATGATGTGCATGATGACACAGGTGTCACTTACATTAAAGAGGAACTTGAACAGTATCTCGGTGACCTGCTCCAATTTATAATTATGGACCAGTTGCAAAACAATAGTATTTCTTACACAGGCGGGGTTGATGAGATTAGAACAACAGATTCTGAGCAGACTGATTTATGATGAGAACTACTGCCGAAAAGTAATTCCGTTTCTTAAGCATGAGTATTTTAGCGAGAGAAAAGAATCAGTTGTAATTAGAGAGATTTCAGAATTCTTTACGAAGTACAATAAACCCATCACAAAAGAGATTCTGGCGATTGAAGTGAGTACCCGTACAGACCTCAACGATAAAGAACTCGGTGAGGTCGGTACATTCCTTGATACTCTAGTTGACGTTCCAACCAATGATGATTGGATGCTGGTTAACACAGAGAAGTTTTGTAAAGATAAGGCGGTCTATAATGCGATTCTTACCTCAATCAGAATCCAAGAGGGGCGGGATAAGACTTATACCACTGACTCAATCCCATCTATACTTTCTGATGCACTTGCTGTATCTTTTGATAACCACGTTGGTCATGATTACATTGATGACGCTAATTCTCGTTATGAGTTTTATCATCGCATTGAAGAGAAAATTGCTTTCGATTTGGATTTATTCAACAAGATTACTAAAGGTGGTCTCTCCAGAAAAACTCTAAACATCGTTCTTGCTGGTACTGGTGTTGGTAAATCTCTGTTTATGTGTCACGTTGCTGCTGGTGCTCTAAGTGCGGGACGAAATGTTTTATACATAACAATGGAGATGGCTGAAGAACGAATCGCTGAACGTATTGATGCGAACCTTCTTAACCTGACCATGGACGAATTGAAAGTTGTTGACAAGGATATCTACGAATCCCGACTGGCTAAGTTAGCCAAGAAGACTCAAGGTAAACTAATCATCAAAGAATACCCAACTGCTGGTGCCCATGCTGGTCACTTCAGAGCCTTGTTGGAAGAGTTGAAATTGAAACGAGAGTTTACTCCCGATATTATTATGATTGACTACTTGAATATCTGCGCTTCACAGCGTATGAAGCAAGGTGGCTCTGTTAACTCTTATACATATATTAAGGCAATCGCTGAAGAGTTGCGTGGTCTTGCAGTTGAGTATAATGTTCCGATTATGTCGGCTACTCAGACTACTCGTTCTGGTTTTACTAACAGCGATCCAGGGCTAGAAGATACCTCAGAATCTTTTGGTCTACCTGCCACTGCTGACTTTATGTTTGCATTGGTAAGTAATGAAGAACTAGAAGCATTGAATCAGATCATCGTTAAACAACTCAAGAATCGGTACAACGATCCAGGGTTTTATAAACGATTCATTATTGGTGTAGATCGAGCAAAGATGAAACTCTATGACGTAGAAGCATCGGCTCAAGAAGGACTAGCAGATGCGGGTCACATGAAGAAGGATACACCGATGTTTGATAAGAGTGATTTTGGTCAACGTGCTAAGGCTGAGAGTTTTGACGGTTGGAAATTTTAAGGAGATAAGAAATGGTTAAAGTAATTGTAGCAGAACGTAAATATGACTGCTCACATCTTCAGGGGCAGTTCCTTGATGAATCACATTACGACATTTTGGTAGATGAAGACGCTGACGTTTATATGCCAGCCAATTGCGATATCGCAACTCAAGCAGATTGTGGTACTGGTAAAGATTGTTCTTCATGTGATAAAGGTACAGACGAACTACGCATTGCGTTTAAGTTCCGTAAAAACTACTTCAGTAAAGAAGAACAAGATGCCGCATACGCTGGTCTTCGTGAAGCTGCAGTAGAAACTCAGAACCGTGGTATGGCAGCTGGTCCACGATCAGAGAAACTTGGTAACCGTGAATGGGTTACTGAGTATGAGTACGATGTCATCGACTACTTCTCCAATCCAGCAGCTAATCTATTTGGTGAAGATCCAATTGAGGACATTCGTGCTCAGCATGAAGGTAAGAAAGAGCAGCCATCTACACGTAACAATGTTTGGGGTATCCAAGCAGTTAAGAAAGATGGCTTTAATTTCGAGGTTTGGGTTGATGCGACTAAGAAACTTACTGTAGACGAGATGAAGAAAGAAGCTGACCGTGTTGTTAAGAAATATGTCTGTCAGACTACTTACGCTAACGGTGTCATGTCTGGTATTGCTGGTTGGTTCGATCGTTATCCACGTATCCCTTATGGTCGTGCCACATCTTACACGCAACGTGAACCTGAGAAGTTTGCCATGGCATTCCCATTCCTACAGACTCTTGCTAAAGGTTTCAGGGACTTGCTCCCATGGCGTTATAATAACCAGATGGAAGCTGCCAAGAAACTGGACTCTGGCTTCTTAGTTCCAGGGACTCCATTCACAACTATCACTGTGAACAAAACATTCCGCACTGCTGCTCATTATGATGCTGGTGACTTACAGACTGGGTTGTCTAACTTGTTGGTGTTATCGAACAATGGTAACTATACTGGTGGTTACTTGATCGCTCCAGAGTATCGTGTTGCTGTGAACGTGCGTCCAGGTGACTTGCTCTTGATCAATAACCACGAAGTTATGCATGGTAATACTCCAATCGTTCTTCAAGACGAGACTGCAGAACGTATTTCCTTGGTTTGTTATTTCCGTGAGAAAATGCTTGAACTTGGTTCTAAACAATACGAAGACTGCCGATATGAATATGTTGAATCTCGTCGTTTGAACAAAGAACATCCAGGTCATGTAAATGAAGACGGCTCTGCTCGTCATCTTTGGAATGGTGTTTCTGCTGGTATGTGGGAAGACAAAGAGTGGTACGACTACTGCGAAACAAAGCTAGGCTCTGAAGAATTGAAAAAGTATCATCCTGAATCTATTAAGACTAACGACTTAGAAAGTTTCTTCTAATGTGTGCAGTTATCGGCGCTGTGATTGAAAAACCAACGCCAAACCATTTTGCTATGATTAGGCGTATATTCCATGAATCTCGTATTCGTGGGATGCATGCTACAGGACTCTCCTACCTCAAAGGTGGAGAGATCCATACGTTCAAAGAACCTGTTCCAGCCGACAAGTTTAAAAAATTAGATGATTTAGAGGAGATGGTTAATGACGATGGTACTCTTTACCTTATTGGTCACTGCCGATATAGCACTAGCGATTTATTGTATAACCAGCCAATAGCCAATGCAACCACGTCAATTGTCCATAATGGTGTTATTACTCAGCACGACCCTGCTGATTGGGAAGTCTTGCACGGATACACATGCGATGGTAAGAATGACACCGAACTCTTACTACGCTCACTCGCTGATTACAGCCCACTAGAGCATTGGAAAGATGCGAGCCTTGCAGTTTGCGAACTCCATATTGATGGGAAGATCCGTGCATATCGCAATGGTAAGCGTCCATTATACTTGACAGTTTTGGATGCAGGGTGTATAATTACCTCTACGGCTAATGTTGCTAACAGAGCCAATCTAAACTATGTAACTGTACCTTTGTCTATGAACATCTATCATACTATCGACTCTAACTTATGTCATATGTTAGAGAAAGTAGACATCGAAGGTGCTATGGATTATCAACTATGATTCTAGTCAACTCAACTAAAGTACAGCAGCTTATCGAAAGCAGTCCAGCTGGTAAGAACACTAAGTTCTTATCGGCAGCGCACTCATTGTGGACTCGTTTCCATAACTATGAGAAGTCATTGCCACTGGCTTATGAAGATAATGGTGAAGTTGTGTGTTTAATTTTCGCCACGTTCAATCGTGATGGTTATGCTAACCTCTATGAGATTGTAACACTTGAGGGTAAAGAAGGAAATGGTTATGCGTCAAAATGCTGGGATGCTTGGATTAAGTACGCTGTTGAAGAACGAAACATCCAACGTCTCAAAATATCATGCACTTCAACTTCTGTCAGCTGGCACATTAGGAATGGCTTAATCTTTTGGGCAGTCGACCCCACTGGTTCCCTTCGCTCAGACCAGCCACTATTCGCTACACGTGCCGAGCAAATTACCTACAGAGACTACGCCATTGTAAACCCACTTCAAGCACTGCCTCCAGTTAAGGCACGCACCCAATTCCTAGCTGAAGGTTTAGAATCATATACTTGGGGTGTGAAGAAGAAAGCTAAATCTCAAGCTGCTATCGATGCAGTTGGTAAGGCATGGTTACGAGAAGCATTGATGGAACAACCGTCACTTGAGGACTTTTTGAAATAATGGATTATCGTTTAAAAGAGAATCGCCGAGAAGCCTTCATTCGTTGGTACGCTTGGTCGCTGATGCATAATGATTGTGACCCAGCTGTATGGGCTACAAACTATATCAACGATCGTTACGAGCACAATGGTGAAGAACGTATTTGGCTTGCATGGCTTTATGGTAACACATATCAATTACCGACTGCTTGGGTATTGAAGAACGAATTCCCAGACTATGAACTGGCCGATCTTGGACGTATCACCGACTGGAATTCTAAGAACTACAAACGTCTGCGTTATCAGACAGACACCAAATGGAACAAAGGACATCTACCTGCGATGTTCGAATCATATCAGAAATTTATTGGAAATGGATCACAACGTGAAAAACTCGAATCTTACTACGGAGACAACGAGGCGCAAAACTTTGATGCGTTGTGGAGCGTACTTAAAGGAAACCTTCATAAATTTGGGAGATATTCTACTTGGTTCTATCTTCAACATCTTAAACATACTGCTGGTGTTGTGTGTGACCCTACTTCTCTTATGTTGGACGATTATGATGGTTCCCGTTCTCATCGCAATGGACTTCTTCTGGCCATTGGGCAAGATGACGATATTGATCGAAAACTCACTGGAAGCGAGTATGCTCAACTCGAGTCTATTAGCAGTGGAATTAGATCTGAGATGAGAGATCGTTTCCCATTGCTGACTAGTCAGATCGACTACTTCACAATGGAAACCTGTCTATGTTCTTTTAAGAAATTGTTCAGAGTTAAACATGGTAGATATCTTAGTTACTATCTTGATCGTCAAGCTGAAGAGATTCAAGTAGCCGAGAAAGATGGATGGACAGGGATTGAATGGCAAGTACTTTGGGACGCACGAACTGAGACTATCAATACATTATATGACCACAAGCGTGGTATCAATA